CGTAAATGCTCCCCAGTTAGGGGCTATACGTTACCCCAAGCGGCCTCTAAAATGGCACGCCGGGATAGATACTACTGTACTAATTTGGTTTGGTACTGTAGCAGAGCCTCAGCAAGCTCACCCGAGTTGCTGAGACGGCCGAAGAAGTCAGGCTCTATGAGCCGCTTCTCCAGGAGCCGGTCACACACGTTGATAAGGTGTAGGACCGGTTTCGTCAAAGGGTCCCCCATGAGGACTGCTCGACGAAGGGTTACAACGCGGATATCAGGTTCATCCGTCGCTGTACCAAGATCTGCTAAAAGGCCTGTGGCCTTGAAGTATATCTGTCGGGGCTTGTAACAGGTATCTATTACAATCCCCTGAAGAAGTTTCGGGATGCCACACTTGGTCATCCACGGAACTCCAAGATCACGTGCAACGGAATGTTGCAGGTAATCTGTTGCCTCGCTGTAGTCGGTTGACGACACATAGAGGTCCTCAAAGGTGTCTGTCCTTTCGACATAACCTTTGAAAGGGGTCTCGTCTCTGTTCAAGAGAGCGAAGACCTCGTCTTTCTCCAGTTCATTGGTAAATGAATTGAAGAAATTCCAGCCGTGGTTTGATGCGCTCATTCCAGACTGGCTGCTCCGGACCCCTTTGGCTAGGGGTTCTGAGCATATCTTGCTAACAAGATCGAGCACGATCTTGAGGCAAGCTCGGGCCTTGGTAACGCTTCGTGCTTTACCAGGCTCCTTCACCACCGTTAGGAACGCCTTTTGCAGCTCCTCCAGTGGTGTGTGGAGAACTCGGTCAAGACTGACCCAGAAAATAAGTTCTCCAACCGTGTCGAATTGCTCGGAATGTTTCCAAGCAACGACACGACCGGTGTCCAGATCCCGTAACGGTATCTGATTCATCGGGTCAACTCCACAAATCAATTCTTTGATCTGTTCAGTTGTTCCACCTTCCCTGCGGGTCTTTTCCCAGCAGGCGGCGGACGTGACTGTGACCCTCGACTTTGTCGAGAGACCAGTGACGGCGGCAACCGGTAGCTCATCGATGAGCTCCCGGATTGCCATCCTCCTCAGAGTACGCATTGTTTGCGTCTCCGGGGTGGGCTCCAGCGAAACGGTTTGCAGAAATTTCCGTTTCGACTGCAGTACGACCAGGGGGGGTGGTGTCCCACTTCCCCTCGTCTGAGACAGGAGGCCTATTATCAATAGGCGTTCGTGCCCCTGTGCTTCCGAGAGAACCTTCCAGGTCCTCCAGAGAAGCAGAGACCATCTCCCGCCCTCGGGTGGGGGCGTGGTCTCGTCTTTAAGCAACTCCCTATGAGAGCTCTGCTTAAACCACTTCCTGCTCCACTTAAGTGTGGCGTAGGAAGTACGGATGGTGACCGCGTCGAAAGGCAGTTCACCATCGAGAAACTCATCTCCCAGAAGGAGGGATAAGTTTCCAAGTGTGAATAGGTCGTATCTGTCCCATGTCCACACTTCAGCGGGGTTTGCCAAATATCTTTGTGCAAATATCCCGTCCACGGTCTTTAAGACTTCGATAAGTCTCAGAGATCGTGCTGACCGATCACGAGGAATCCATTCCTCGCCTCGGGATATGGCACGTCTCTCATCTGAAGTCCAGATGGGATCGGGCCCTCCACTTAAGAACCGGTTAATCCGGCTCTTGAGGGTATGAGCCCAGTGTCTAATTTTAGACGCTGGGTCACTGCACTCTTTGGAAAGTCTTCTTCCCCAATGAGTGTGGCGAAAGATGATGTGATTTTTCACTTCAGCATTCGCGATCTTTGCGAACCGAATTTTGTTTCGCTTAGATCCATCCCACTTTGGCCCAAATAGCCTTGGTGGAAGAGGGTCCTGGAGACGTATACCGTCCCCGGACCAGACGACAACCTCGGGAAGATCCTTCCCTTGTGCTGCCGCTAATGCGGATGCCGCATGGATTTTCCATGGACATTCGTATTTGATTCGGTGAGAAAGTCTATTTCTTTTCCGAACAATTGTCGAGTCGCTGCTCTGGAGCAGCCCCTCGACATCTGAAGTTTCGGCACCGGAGGTGTCCGCTTCTTCATCTATGAGTTCCGCGTTGTTAGACACGTTACTCATATGATCATTCGCCTCCCTCAAGAAGGAGCCGAGTGACTCCGAGTACGAAGGTAGTTTTCCTTCGTACCCCGGAACCGGAGAGATGGTGGGTGTCCCATCCTCTCCCCAGGAAACTTGCTCAAGAGGGAATCCTCTCTTCAGCAAGGGTGACCGATTCGCAGAGACGCTCTGTGAACCGGCCTTCGCCAAAATAAGTGCCGACGGCACTTGCTTTGTCGATAGGAAATGTCTGCCTCCCATAAAAGGGGACAGTTCATCCGGGACAATTCTACCTGGTCGGGTAGGGTTGTACCAAAGAGGGACGCTGGTCATAATAGACCAGACCCTCTCATCCATTATTTTCGCACTGAGTGTCGGAAATTGGATACTTAATTTGCTC